CACCGCCTCACGCTGCAGAAGTCGATGCTGGAGGACGCCGACGTCGCCGCGCTCAAGACGTTCGTCATCGCGCGACGAGGGTCGCTGCACAGCTTCCGCGTCGAGGACGTGCGCGACTGCACGACGAACGCGGACGGCGTGACGGCCCCGACGGCGCTGGATCAGTTCATCGGCACTGGCGATGCGTCCGAGGACACGTTCCGACTGCACAAGAACTACAACTACGGGCTCGACGGCGAGTATCGGCGCGTGCTGACGCTGCCGCAGAGCGGGACCGTGCTGGCGGCGCTCAACGGCGTGCCGACCACGAGCTTCACGGTGAGCGGGGACGGCCGCATCGTGTTCGCCTCCGCGCCCGGAGCCGGCGTCGTCGTCACCGCCGGCTGCCGGTTCGACGTTCCGGTGCGCTTCGGCGATGCCGTCGACCGGTGGATGCGGCAGACATCCGAGGCATTCCAGCGCTGGAACGTTGCCGACCTGGACGTGGTCGAGGTGCTGAACGAGGTCGAGTGGCCGGAGCGCAAGCAGCACGGTGGGACGCGCGACTTCGGCGCGGTCTCGTCGACGATTCAGCTTGCGTTCAACGACGGCGAGTTCATACTCGCCAACCCGTCGACGGCCATCGACATTGTGCTGCCGGTCCCGACCTACATCCCGACCGGGCGTGCCGTGTTCACGATCTTCTGCTACACGGGCGCGGCAGGGACGATCCAGATCCGCGACGACGCCGGCAACGCGCTGGGCTCGCCGCTGGCTGCCAGCGGGTGGGCGCAGATCGCGCTGTCGAGGTCCGGCAGCACAACCACGTGGTGGAGGGCATGACCTACACCGCGGAGACCGAGTGGTACGGCGGGTTCGTGGTCGAGTCGTTCTCGGCCACCTACCAGCTGCGGCTCACCAGCGGCCCCGGCATGTGTCGGTGCTACGCGCTGGAGCCGACCGGCCCTGGTCTCGCGGTGCTGCTGCCCATCGCCACGCTGTGCCGGACCGGCGAGGTCGTCACGGTCATCAACACCGGTGCGCACAGCATCGCGATCTACACGGTGCTCGGATCGTTGGTCGTGACGGTCGCTGCTGGCGACTGCGTCGACCTGCTGCTCGTGCTCAACAACACGCTGGGCGGGTATTGGAGCTACCACAGCCGCACCTCCGTCGAGGGGACCGCGCTGGCCGACCGGCACCCGATCCGCATCGCGTTCGAGTCGACGCAGTTCGACGGCGTCGACCTGCGCGAGATCGTCGAGGCATCTCCCGGCATCTACGGGTGGGACGGCGAGAGCGCCGTCGCGATCACCTGCAGCATCGCTCCCGGCGTCGTCGTCGGTTCGGAGTCGACCACCGCGCCAGCGTTCTACACCGGCGCGTGGCCTGCCGGCAGCACGCTGGTGCTGCACCTGGAGGGTGCTCAGTCGCAGATCGACGGTCGCGGCGGCGACGGCGGACGAGGCGGCGATGCGCCGAGCGGGCTCTTGCCGACGAACGGCGGCGACGGCGGGCCCGCGCTGCGCATCGAGATGGACACGGCGCTGTTCAGCCACGGCAAGATCCGCGGCGGCGGCGGCGGTGGCGCCGGCTCGTCGCGGTCCGGCTCGACCGCTGGTAGCGGAGGCGGCGGCGGCGCCGGGTTCCGGCTGTCGAACGGCGGCGCGGCCGGCAGCGGCGGCGGTGGGCAGCCGGGGGCGAAGGGCGGCATCGGCGTCGCCGGCATCGGCGGCACCAGCGCATCCGGCTACACGGGAGGCTCAGGCGGTGCGCACGGCACTGCCGGATCGGCCGCGTCGCCGTCTGGTGCGCTCCCCGGAGCGGCAGGAGACGCCATCCAGGTAGTCACCGGCTACACGCTGACCAAGGTCGTCGCCGGCACCATCGAGGGCGCCGAGGTGACGCTGTGACGACGCGCCCCGGAACAGCCGCGCTCGATTCGCTGCGCCTGACGCGCGGCAAGCGCCTCGCCAACCTCGTCGGGATCATCCGCACGGACGGCGTTCGCGTCCTACTCACCGATCACGATCGGCCGCTCACGTTCGAGGGCCAGACCTACACCCCTGCTGTCGTCGCCGGCCTGTCTGCAGAGCGAAGGGAAGCGAGTTTGAGGCCCGGTAACCAGGAAGCGCGAGGGCTCGTCGACGGCAGCAGGATCACGCTTACCGACCTGCAGGGCAACCGATTCCGCGGCGCCGAGGTGCGCGTTGTCCGCGTCGAGTGGGACCGGCCATGGGTGGTGCACGCTCGCCACCGGAAGTGGATCAGGACCATCGTCCGCAGCGGCTCGTCATGGGTGGGCACGCTCGAAGGGCGCAGCCAGATGATGCAGCGACCGAGCGGCGGACGGTTCGGCGGCACGTTCACGACGACGTGCCCATACCAGCTCGGCGGCGCATACTGCGGCGTCGACACGGCACCGGACGCCCTGGTTCCGTTCTCGACTGCCGGCGCGCGCGTGGACTCGATCACGACGCAGCGTCGCACGGTGGCGTTCGACACGGGCACGGTCGGCGGCAGCTACGGCGACGACTACTTCCGCGACGGGTCGATCCAGTGGATCTGGTCGGCGCCCGAGTTCGAGAGCCAGACCACGGCGACCAGCACTGCGACGGGGCTGACCGACAGCGCCGCGGCATGGACCACCGACGAGCACGTCGGCAAGTGGGTGCGGTTCCTGACGGCGAGCGGCGCCGGCGTCGACAACGCCAGCTATGCGCGCATCACCGCCAACACGGCCACCACGCTGACGTTCGACGCCATCAGCGACACGTACGCCAGCGGCACCTACTACGACGTGTGCGGCGACGCCGCCAACTTCGGCGAGGTGTCCGAGATCGTCAGCTACGCCAACAGCACGCGCACGATCGAGATGCTGCTGCCGACGCCGTTCGACATCGCCGTCGGCGACAGCGGCGTCCTCTACGCGGGGTGCGACGGCCTGCGCACGACGTGCCGCGACAAGTTCAACAACGTCATCAGGTTCGGCGGCGACCCGTTCGCGCCGTCGTCCGGCCAGGTCATCGAACCCCCGATCAACCAGTGAATGCGCGCGAACAGTTCTTGGCGGCGGTCGAGTCCTGCGTCGGGACGCCGGTTGTCCACCGTGGCCGCACGATCGGGCAGGCGCTCGACTGCGTCGGCGTCGTTGTGGCGTCGATGGCCACGTGCGAGATCGTGCTCGCCGACCGGCTCGACTACGGGCGCATCCCATCTGGCGACCAACTGGCTGCCGGACTCGAGCACGCCGGCTTCGTTCGCGTTGCTGTCGAGGATCGTCGCCCTGGTGACGTGCTGCAGGTGTATGCCGGCCAGGAAGCGCGGCACGCGGTAGTCCTCGTCGCCGACGGCGACTTGATCGTGCACGCCTACGGCAAGGGCAACCGCGTGGCAAAGGCACCGCTCGGCAGTCGCATCGGCGCCTGCTGGCGCCATCGGAGGCTGTCCGATGGCTAGCCCAGTGGCAGGGGTGGCGGTCGCTCACGGCGTGCTGACCGGCCCAATCGGCTGGGCGGCGCTGTTCGCCGCGTCCTACATCGACGCGCGTTACATCATGCCGGCGCTCGCCGGCAAGGGCCGCGGCGTCGCCCGGCCCGATGCCATGCTCGGCGTCCCCGTCGGCAGCAACGAGGCTGGCGCGCCGCGCATCTGGGCCATCGGGACGCGCGTGCGGGTGCCGACGCACATCCTGTGGCAGGACAGCAAGACCCGCGAGACGACGAGCACCAACACGAAGCAGGGCACCAGCGTCACGCAGAAGCAGGTGCTGATCGACGCGCTGATCTCGCTGAACGACAGGCGCACCGAAGAGGTGCTGCAGCTCATCGGCAACGGGTCGCTGCTCGTGTTCACGTCGCGCAACCTGCGCCGGGTCACGACGGCTTCGCAGAGCGCGGCGGTGAGCGGCAGCGACGTGGTGCTGTCGGTCGACTCGACGCTCGACCCGGACTACTCGGACGTGTTCCAGGTCGGAGACCGAGTGAAGCTCTACGGCTGGGTCGCCACGGCCGGAGCGGCGATCAACGGCTACTACTGGCGCGTGTCGGCGGTGACCTCGCACAGCGCGAGCACGCCAAGCACGATGACGCTGGCGCCGATCGACGGGCAGACGGTCACGAGCGTGGCGAGCAACGGCGGGTCGTCGGCGTCGCCGGCATGGGTCGAGCGGGTCGATGACGCGCTGGTGTTCGACGCAGCGAGCATCTCCATCGACATCAACTCGACGGTCATCTGCACGATCACCGGCGACTATGCGGGGCGGCCGTTCACGGAGGTGTTCAGCCCCGGTGACCGCGTTCGCCTTGGCAACGTGGCGACTGCCAACTACCCGGAGATGCGCATCACGCAGGTAGCTGACACCTACATGAACTGCGTGCGCGCATCCGGCGGCGCGCTGCCCGCGGTGACGCCACTGCCAGGCGGAACGACGTGGCCCAAGCTGGAGTTTTGGGACCCGAGCGGCGCGGCAAGCGGCATTTTCCCGGCCGGCTACGACCCGCTGGAGCACTACTTCGACGGCGCCGAGGACCAGGACGAATCGCCGCTGCTGGCTGCTGCGAAGGGCGCCGGTGAGGTGCCTGGATACCGCGGCGTCGCGTGCATCGAGTTCGACGACTTCAACACCAGCCGCTTCGGCGATTCGCTGCCGTTCTCGCTGGAGTCGATCATCAAGCCCGACGCCTCGCTGACGTGGGCGCAGGCGGTGCGGCTGGTGATGGAGAACGGCGGCATGCCACCGGAGTCCATCGACGTGTCGCTCGTGTCGAGCGATCCGTTTCATGGCTACTTCGTGCGCGGCGCGCCACCGCCGCTGACCGCGCTGACCCCGCTGCTCATCGCCGGCCAGCTCGTCGGTCAGGAGAACGACGGCATCGTGCGGATCTTCCCGGTCGACTCCGCCGACGAGGTCGCCATCGAGAACGGAGCCACCTACTCGGCGTTCGGCGCCCGCATCAGCGGCGAGGCTCCGTTCGACGACCCCAGCGCAGAGGATGGCGCCGAAGAGGATCTGCCGACGAGCATCGGCGTGCGGCATCAGGATCCCGACAACGTCTACGCCCAGGGATACCAGCACTTCGGCCGCCGCAGCCCGCTCGGCCCGGAGTTCGAGAACCGGCAGGAACTCGACCTCGGCACGTTGGTGCTGGCGCGCAAGGACGCGCGCAACCTCGCCGCAACGACGTTGCGACGAGCGCACATCAACCGGCGCAGCTACTCGATGACTCTCGACGCTCGCTACGGCGACATTCTGGAGAACGACATGCTGACCTGGACCGACCAGGACACCGGCGAGGACATCACCGCCCGCGTGATCCAGCGCGACGAGGGGCAGAACTTCATCGTCAAGGTCGTCGCCATGCGTGAGGACGTTGACCTCGCGATCGCCGGCAGCCCGGTGCAGACGGCGACCGGAGGCGGCAGCGGGAATCTCCCGGCACCGGCATCGCTCGCGACGGTCGTGCTCGACATCCCGGCGCCTCCAGAGCATGCCGACACTGCGACGCCTGGCGTGCTGATCGGGGCGTGTGCGCAGCCTGGGTCGACCTGGGCGGGGTGCGTCGTGTGGGAGACGGTCGACGGCACCAACTGGCACATGCTGCCGCAGGTGCTCGGCGAGCAGGCCGGCATCGGGCAAATCGTCTCCGGCAGCGGGCTGTCGGCCAACACAGCCGCCGAGTCCTACGGCAGCTCGACCGTCACCGTCACGGCAGACCAGTTCGAGGTGCAGTTCGTCTCGGATCCGCAGCTCGAAGACGCATCGCTGGCGCAGATCCAGGCCGGGCAGAACTGGATCGCGATCGTCGGTCCCGACGGCTCATTCGAGCTGGTCGCGTTCGAGGAGGCGTCTGCCGCCGGCGATGGGCTCTACACGCTGCGGAACATCTACCGCGGCCTGCGCGGGACCACGATCGGGGACTGGGGCAGTGAGGCCATGGTCTACGCGCTCGGCGGCACCACGTTCGCCGGGTCCGGGTTGCTGCGTCGCGAGTTCCCGGCGGCGGTCCCGGCGGCGCTGGCCTACCGCTTCGTGCCGCCCGGGCTGTCGTTCGCCGACGTCACCGAGCAGGTCAACGTCGTGGCCATTGGACGCAACGCGTTGCCTCTGCCGGTGCGCGGAGTGACCAAGGACATCGGCGCGAGCCCATACGACGCGCGGTTCACGATCGATGATCACTGGTGCAGGCAGGTGCTGCCCATGGGCACGCAGCCGCCGCACCCGATGGACGAGCCGAGCGAGGGATACCGGCTCACCATCTACGACCCGACGGGCGCGACCGTGCGCCGCATCAAGACGAAGCAGGCGCAGCCGACCACGGGTTCGCCGAATCTGCGTGACCCGTGGTTTGACTATCCCGCAAGCGAGCAGACCCAGGACGGCTACACGCCCGCGGCTGCAGAGACCTTCGTCATCGACATTCAGCAGATCGGCCAGTTCGGCCTCGGACCAAGCATCAAGCAGGAGATCTAGCCATGGGCTACAACACCTACGCCATCACGACCGGGCTGCAGACCTTGTCGGCGGCCACCACGCTCGTCTGCATCCGCCCGAACACGACGGCGTCGCTGCGCATCCTGCGGTGCGAGGTCTCGCAGAAGGGGACAACGACCGAGGAGATGATCCGGTTCCAGATCGGGTGGAAGGCGAGCGCCTACGCCACCGGCCTCACGTCGGTCAACGTCGGCAGCGGGACAGCCCCGTCGCTGAACGCCTACGGGTCCACGGCGATGACCAGCACGATCACGGGCGGCACTTCGGCTGCGGCCGGGACCGCCGGCACGTGGTCGACGAGCGAAGGCGCCGGCACGTTCCAGGCGCTGCACGAGGCGAACGTCTCCAACAAGATCGGCTACCTGTGGACGCCTGGGCCCGGCGAGGAGATCGTCGCCCGCGCCGGCAGCTCGCTGGCGTTCGTGTTGCGGGCGCCGGCCACGGCGACGAACACGGGGAGCTGGGAAGCCGTCGTCGTGTGGGAAGAGGTCTGAGCGATGGCCGGCGACGAAGGCGGTATCGGCGGCATCGGCGGCATCACGCCGGCTGGCGCGAGCATCGCCGCGCGTCGTCGTCGGCAGCGAGAACTCGTCGAACAGACGAGAAGGCGGCGCCGCAGCTACCTCGTGCTGTCGGACCAACTGCCGGAGCCGACCGAGCAGACCGAGACCGAGATCCACACGCTGCAGAAGGACTT